CCTGCCAAGCCCAAAAAATCCCTCCAGACCTTGTGATACCTGTGTTTGAAGGGATTTTGTGTATTCAGGTATCAATTATTTTTGACAAGAACGTAAAAAAGATTATAATAGCGTCAACTTAAATGTTTTACTTACTTGGAGATGCAAAGATGAACAAAAAAATAAACAAATTAGCTATCATTGAAATTTTAAACAAGGCGTGGGTCATTGCTGATTCAAGAGCCACTCTATCAATCAATGCCGACGATGTGCAAATCGTTATGCCTTTTTGGGATGACCGAGCGCGAGTGATTATTGATGATAAAGAATTTAGTATTATTATGGTTAACGATACCGTCAACCCAGATTTATTAACATTAGGTGACTGGGACTTACCACGTTTAAATGCATTATTAGGATAAAGTTATGACCGATGATATTTTCACTTACCAAGAATTTGTAGACAGCATGACTGCTGAAGAAAAAGCTGGATGGGTATACGAAGGAGTCAGACTATCTGACTTATACAAAGAGTATTTGGCAATGCAAGAAGAACCACAATCAAACTATCGCCCCGAGTGGGCATATTAATTTCAGTTTTTGGAGAGAAAAACATGACACCTATTACGAGAAAAGAAACCTACTCTTGGGACGCAGCTCAAGATATTTCACGCGAAGAAGCCATCCTGTTTATGAACGCTCTTCGTCAACAGTTGACCATTAAGTCAACATTAATCACAGACATGATGGATTTACCATTCCATGTGTCACCTTCCATGCAATTTGGCAATTATGATACAGCAGAACAAAAGCTCACTGTGGCACAGAAAGCGCAAGGATGGCGTTTACCGTTAATTGAAGAAATCACCATGTTATATAATTGCAATGATAACAGATTCCTAGCTGATAGCATTGTGTACTGGGCAGGTAACCTCAATTCTCGTGGAGATGCATGGGTCTATGATACTGGTTCTTGTGAACCTTATGAAGAAGACAGAACAAATAATGCATATTATTTTTACATTTGCGATAAATAAATTTGACTTTGTTGTCAAACACAATTAATATACGTCAACTTAATTATTTTACTGGAGAGCAAAAATGTTAAAAAATAATGTTACACAAAAAGATTATAGCCACGAATTCTATATCAACAATGCACAAGGCGATTGCATCGCTTGTGTCAATGCATCATGGTCTGAGTATCACGTCAGTATTCCAGCTACATTTGACCACGCTGATGAATCAGAAACCGATACAGACGATTTAAATATTGAGTTCTACTCAATCTCCGAGGATGAATCTTTTGAAGTAAACATCTCAAATGAACAGATTCCTTATAACATTTACTGGTCAATAGTTGAACACATTGACAAGTACGGCAAAGAATATACCGTACCTGACCTTGTGATGTCAGATATCGATGGGTTCTGGGATACCAGTATTTTCCCACAATAATAATTGTATAATCGGAGAGATAAAAATGACTGATAAAGAAAAAACAACATGGAAATGGGTAGACTGCTTCACAGACTATCAAGACGATGGAAAATGGCTATTAACCTCATTCGAATACAGAATGACCTCAGGTAAGCATTACTGCTCCGAGCTTAAAACTGTTAACTTTGTGGCTACTATGTCCCCTAAAGGCGTAGAATTCACAGCTAGAAAGAATCACTGTGAGTATGATGAACTGGGCGTAGATGAGATGCTTGAATTCATTAAGTTTTATGTTGAAAAAGAGGGGAGGTTTTAATGAGTGATTATAGACTAAGCGTGATTGAAGAAACCAACCGTGACATCATTAAAGCAATATCATTACTACGCAACCTAGACCATAACTTTTCACACTTAGAAGGCGTGGGTTATTACCACACTATTGTGGAATCATGCCGTCAGATACTGGAAACTGTGTCTGAAGAACTTGTGCAAACTGTGGTTAGAGAGGATAGTAAAAATGATTAAATGTGAGGTGGATCTATGAGCATTCAATACAAGAACAAAAAAACAGGTGACGTTTACTTACTTGAAACTGCGTGTTGGGTAAAAATTAACGATAACTGGGTTGAAGGGATTGCTTATTTTAATGCAAACAGACTTCGTGAAATGTTCGTCACAACTAAAAAAGATTTTTTTAATTCTTTTGAGGAAATCATTGATGAGGAGGAAGTATGAGAGTACGCCAAAGAGGATTCAATCGATGGGATGTAGAATGGCGCAGTTTTAAATACGCGATGTTTACTAGAGATATGACTATGACGCATATATTTAGAAAAGAACGCCCTTATAAAGTCCATGCGGTACTAAAAAGAATAGGAGCAATAAGATGGTAAATGATTTGTACGAAGAAGAGATAGGTGTAGTGATTGCTCAACGTAATGAACTGGTTACAGTTTTAAGAGGTATCTGTAATGCCTATTACAATGATGATTACAATTTGTGTTATTTGAGAATCGAAGATGCTGATGAAGTTTTAGAAAAGTATGAGGATGAGTTATGAGTGATTACGATATGGGCATTCACAGCAGTCTAGCACCACCAAAACGTGAGCCACCAATGACTGGTCGTGAGATGTATCAGCGGGGCTATGCAAAAGCCAAGGATGATTTAAAGCGTGAACCTTTGAGTGATGAAGAAATAAACGCTATAGATTTGCCTGAAAAACAATGCACTCTTAGAGAGTTAGTTAGGATTATTGAAAAAGCACATGGCATTGGAGTAAATGATGAATAAAGAAACTATTTACATTGATGCCGTCACTAAACTCAATGAACAAGATGCTGTTATCAAAGAACTGGCTGAACTGCTTAGTAATGTTTTAACAGATTATGTACCTGAAAACCATAAAATATATGTGAAAGCAACTGATTATTTAAAAGGATTGGGATATGAATAAAGAACAAGCACTCCGCATCCTAAAACTCTTATCTGGTTTAGAGATGTATGTTTTTATGCAATCTAACGTACCAGACCATCACACTGATGAGCTGATTAAAATAATTGATGATTTAACTGACATTGTACTGGAGAAAAACAAATGAGCCATTCGAGCATTAGATTACAAAATAATGAAGTTATTGTTATAAATAACGCAAATGTCGAATATATGAGCTTTGATATCACGCACAAAGTGATTCGTTTCTATATGATATCAGGCAAACGAATTGATTTCGGCATACATGAGCATTCTGTGAATCAGATATTGCCTGAAGACTTTGATTCGCTAATACAATACTGGACTGAAGATGAATAAGTTAATCACTGCATTAAAAATACCCGTGATATTGCTTTACATCTGCTTATCAATAACCTCTGAAACCCTAATTGCATTGGGGATGTTCATTGAGTTTTTTAGCGATAAGATTTCTGATTTCTTGGAAGACTAACGGATAATTTATGAAAAAAATAATACTACATCTATGTGCTGATATCGGCAGCGACAGTTGGTTTTATGCCAATCACGATGAATACGAAGTTATAAAAGTAGGTAAAGATATAGGTGTTGAAAATTACAACCCGCCAGAAACGGTGTATGGTGTGATTGCAAACCCTGTGTGTACCGAATTTAGTTTTGCTAAATGGGCAAATAACTTAGGTGATGGTGACGTTGAAGAAGGTATGTTTTTAGTTAATCACTGCTTAAGAATTATAAAGCAGTGTAACCCAGCATTTTGGGTAATAGAAAACCCTGCAACGGGAAGGTTAAAAGAGTTTTTAGGTGCGCCAAAACTAGTTTATCAACCGTATGAATACGGCTCACCTTGGACTAAAAAGACTGCACTGTGGGGTGAATTTAACGTACCGAAAAAGTTATATACTTGGGATACTGTGGAAAAGAATGACAAACTATACGTTAGACCAAACCGAGGTAAGCCTTCTTTAGCTTTTCTACATAAATCAGCCTTATATGACATACCAGAGTTTTTAAAGTTTGCGGATTTAGTTCATGATGATATGAGTTTACGTTCATTATGCCCACAAAGTTTTGCGGAACAATTTTTCGATGCTAATAGGTAAAAGATTATGGGTTTATTAAATGAAGACCAACTTAATGACATCATGTCAAATGTTCATGTCTGCGATGAGGACTGGTTTGAGGAATTATTGCGTATGTGGAATGATAGACAAACAACAAAACAAGTTGAAATAAACTTGGATGGCAATTTACAACCAACAAAAGAATATATGGACAAATTACAAACAGCTCTATACCCACAAGAGCCTTCTGAGCTAATAGAAATTGAACGAGCAGGCACTATCATCAGAAAGTTACGCTTGGCTCGTGAGAAGCAATTACAGCGTGATTTAATGTGTATTGCTGATATCATTATGAATGACTGTGATTATTTAGAGTTTATTGAGATACTGCTTTACTCAGGACTTGATTGCAGAGAAGCAATGGTCACTCGTGAACTGCGAGACTTGTGTTATCGGATTGGTGATTGTCATTTATTATTTAATGAAAATTACGATGTAGATGCGATTATTGATTTTATTGATAATTGTACAGAATACGAAAAGTCTGTACATTTTGAGAAAGTTAATGGTATATTTTATCCGACCACAAAAGACGAGCCAAACAAATACTTTATGCCATCTTTGATTGAAGCTGCGGACTGGAATGGTCATGTGAACTATTCTAAAATTTATGGAGAGAAATAAAATGATTAATCCAGATATCAAATCACTAAAAAACACAGTTATTACCATAAACAACGCAGGCGGTACAGCATTTCCAATTACTTATGAATATGAGAACTGTAGCGGTATGTCACATGGCATGACACTACGCGACTATTTTGCAGCTAAAGCAATGCAAGGACTTTGCGTAAATGTTGAAGACCCTCATGAAGACAACATAGCTAGAACGTCTTATTCAATGGCAGACGCAATGTTAAAAGCAAGAGAGGAGGACTAAAAATAATGACCACACTAATCTTCACAATCTATGTGAGTGTAGTCTCACAAATGAACACGGTATCAATACAGTTTGAATCACCCACAGCGTGCGATAATGCAAAACTTGAACTAGAACACGCCTATAGCGACTACAAGCTCTCTAAGTACAAAACTGAGCTGGTTTCAGCATACTGCGTATCAGGTAAGTATGGAAGCATCAACTAATGTTTAAATTCTGTTTAATCTCATTCTCAATTGGTGTTCTCATTGGTTCTTTAACTGTGGGAACAATAGAATACTACCATTATAAAGGCTATTATCGGGTCTACGATACTAATATTGGTGGTATCACAATGCGTAACAATGAATTGTTTCAGTTAATAAAATTTGAAGAGTAATCAATAACATAGCCGTTGATAGAAATATTTTCGGCTATTTTTTAAAATAAAGTTTGACGTTCTTATCAAACAAAGAGTATTATGCTTGCCAACGGAGGTAATTATGTATTTACAAGAGTTTGCATGGATTGGCTCAAAGTATCAATGCCTACTGACTGTTGGTATTAGCTATGACCAAGATGTGTATGTTATTGAGGTTGAAGACTCACAGGGTGTGAGAGAAGATAATTTTGGTGATTTAGTTATTGGCTATGTGAAATCATGGTTATCTGATGTTGAACTTGATGACGATGAAGAAGTACAGATACCAGATTATCAAGAAGAAAGTTATTTGCCTTACGAGGTTAAAAAAAGATGAAGAAAAGAACATTTGAAGAAACATTGAAGTTGCTTCAGGCTAAAAAAGAAACAGAAGTGTTGCGTGAAAAAGAAGAAAAGGTTAACGAGTTGTTTTCCGCTCAGTTTATTGGGCAAAATAATGCAAGATTTAGAAATATGTCTTGCGATGATAAAAATATTGATGTGATGTTTGGGGGAGTAAAATGAGCTTATTAACAAACGAACAAATTGAAGAATTGGTTGGAATTACCAGTAACCAATCGACAAGCCAAGATTTATTTATTGAATTTTTTGATTGGAACGAAAAGCAAACAGGGACTCAAATTAATGTGAATTGGGATGATGCGCCTAAATTTGCAGGTAAAGCCGTTTTAAGATTGCATTGGGTTACTGGAAGTAAAGGTTCTGAATTGTGGACTGCTTCAGAGGACGCGATAACACTTGAAAGACCCAAACCAATCATCACACCACACCCACACGCAGAAATGATTATGAAATATGCTGAAGTTGCAGCGCGTAGAATTGACCCTTGGGTTGAGTTTGAAATCACATTTGATGAAGATGATGACTGTTGGAGTAAATGCCCTGATGAGCTTAGATTTCTTGTTAATGGTAGACGTTACCGCCACATTGGGGATAACAAATGAAAGAACTAAAACAAGCAATGATTTATATATTTGGCGCAATAATTCTTTTTTCACTCATTGTGTTTATTGTTAAACAGCAATCTAGTTTTTAAGGTTAAAAACATGACAAACCAAGAACATATTGATTGGGCAGAGATAGTAACTAAACTGGTGAATCAAAAAGAAGAAGCAATTGCAAAACTCGATATTTTATTATCTGATGCAAAGTATTATGATTGTGATAGTGAGATTTGTGAAGGTATATATGATGTAATTGAAATTTTAAAAAGGTATATGAAATGACTCAACAACAAGTAAATAAAATAATGGATAGAATTATGCTAGAGCTTGTGGCAATTTTATTCCCTATCGTAACTTTAATGTTTTTTGCAGGACTCTATGTATGAACGAAATTAAATATAGTACAAAACCAAATGGCACAATGACAATGCAAGATGCATCAGATGAATTTGGAATTGAACAAATGACCCTTCGTGGACGATTAATTAAACACAAAGTACCTTCTGTGGGTATCTTAGAAACAAATAGAAATAGATTGTTTAGACGTGAAGACATTCTTCCGTTTGTTGTGTCAACTGAAGCCTATTTGGATAAATTTCCAAGAAAAAGAAAGCCAAGAAAGATTTTACAGGTTGAAGAACATCCATTCTTCACATCACTTTACTTAGACTTTATTGCGGGGAGACACAATGCAGTTAATATCTAATCAATATCGTCATAGACCTGCGTTACTTAAATACGATGAGTATCGTGAACTTGTGGAAAAGGCAGCGTATTTTAAATGGCTTGAAGGGTCGGATAATGAAGAGCAGAATTGGCTTGAAGCAGAACTTGAAATAATTGAGCTGTTAAAACATTGACGTTATCATAAAAACGAATTAAACTAGCATTTTTATATGGAGAATGGAAATGACCCAAGATGAATTTGAATCGCTGTTTATCAGCAAGAATGCAATATGTGCGCGACTAAATAAATCATGTAATTATTTAGACCATCATATTGAAAGCAAAGCGTTTCCACGCGCATTAGAGCTTAAAAGTGGGAAGAATAAGGTATTTAAACTGTATTATCGCGATGACATACGTCATCATGACTTAGTTAAGGGAGTTGTGTAATGGCTAAACAGAAACAAGCAAAGCAACAATTTGTGGCATTTTCTGATTCAGATGGTGCAGTAGTTAGTTTTGATATTAAACAACTTGTTGTGGTTCAATTTAAGCCACAGGATAACGTGCTGGTGCTGCGATTGAAATCTGTGGGTAATATCGTCATTACCTGTGACATGGTGAGTCACGGTGAGCTGATTGCTGCATCAACAAAGGATTGCCTTACACACCATGTGTCATATGATACATTGACTTATATTTTAGAATTAGTTGGATTATCAAGTTGACAACAACGTCAAATACAATTAATATACAATCGTCAATTACGACAAAACAACTGGAGAGATAAAATGAGTTTTTTAAGCAGAGCATTAACAACAGAATCAAAACAAGAAGGTCTTCGCCTTATCGCGGCTGGTATTGAAGGTATTGGTAAAACAACACTTCTCGCATCAGCACCTAAACCTGTATTCATTGCTTTAGAAAAAGGCTATGTGGATGTGGATAGAGAAAAAGTAGCCATTATCCCTATGCATGATGCAAGTTACACAGATTTAATTGAATTATTTGGTGAGTTATCTGAACTAGTGATGGCTGGTACATTTGAATATCAATCTATTGTTGTGGATTCATTATCAGCTCTTGAGCGTATTATCCACACACACGTCATTGCTCTTGACCCTGTGTCAAGAACTAATCCTAAACTCACTATGTTATCAGCACATAATGGCTATGGTAATGCATATAATGTATCCAATACTATCTGGCAAGACACTTTAAAATGGTTAGATTTCTTTGCTGATAACGGTATTAACATTTGCTGTTCTTGCCATGTATTTACTAACCTAGAGCGCGATACGATTAGCGCAACAGAATTTCATTTTACTGATGCATTATTGCACTCACCCAAATCATCAAAATCATTTGGTTCTCGTGAACTTGTGACACAATGGTGCGATATTTTTGGAATGCTTTATACCTCCAAAACACCTGTGGGTATGGGTAGTGGTATGAATACTGCGGATATTGATAGAGAACAAGGTGTCACACTAGGTGTGGTACAGAACGCAAGATTTCGTTCAAAGAATCGTTTTGGTCTTGAGCGTGATATTACAATCACAAAAAATGATGGTTGGAATTGTATTGCTCAAGCCATCTATGATGCTAAAGGCAGTGATTATTTTTCAAAATGATTACAGTTCAAGATATCATGTCACGACTTAATGTGACCGAGAAACAAGTTGAAATGGCTGTGTATAGCGGTGCTATACCAGCCCCTGATAACATTATCTGTAATGTTTGGGTAGATGAAGAAAGAATCCAACCTTACCTAGAACATTGGGATTCACGACTCAAACGTAAACGTGAGAAAGAGTATTATGAAAATAATATTATTGTTGGCAATATGACATTTCCGACTCACCAGCGTTGACAGAAACGTAAAAACTACCGATAATACATTATTACATGAGTTGCTGGTCTCGCCTAAAACCAGCACATAACTAACCACACGGAGTTACAAAAATGAATTTTTATCAAGAAATGGCTGGGCAATGGGATGCAGTTGAAGCGTCAGGTGAAGCGCAATTACGTTTTCCTAAAGGTGTTGTGACTGTTGCAATCACAGGGTCAGAAGTCAAGCCTTCAGCAGGTAAGTCAGAAGAAACACATTTGGTTCAACATTTAGAATTAACTGTGCTTGAAGGTGCTTATAAAGGCGCAACAACAAAAGTGTACTATTCACTTCGTAATCCTAATCAACGGGCTGTAGATATCGGCAAATCACAATTAAAAGCATTATTCCTTGCTATTGGCATTTACCCTAAGTCTGGTGTTATTGAAGTTCACAATAGACCATTTAAAGTTCGTGCTGACCATGCATTCAATTCATATGCTGACCGCACAACAGGTGAATTACGTCCAAGTGTAAATGTGAACATTAAAGGTTTTTATTCTGTGTTAACTGAAGTTCGTGGTGAAGATGAGCCATTGGTATCACAACAACAAACATTGAATTCACCTGAAGGTGTTGCGTTTATTGCATCATTAACGGGAAATATTCCATCCCCTGTGAGTGCTATTCCAGCAGCAAGACCTACTGCACCAAATGTAGCACCAAAAACAGCTCCAGCAAAGCCACCAAGACCACCTGTATCAAATACAAGTGAAGCTATTGATGCTCATGATGAAGACGCACCAGCATGGCTTAACGCAGCTTAAATAACCTAATAGGGGTGGTTACTAACCGACCACCCTTAACCTTATCTGGAGAGAGAGATGAATACATTTATTTTAATTTTAATTTTAGGCAATGCAAACGGATTATCACAAGGTGGTTATGAGTTTACAAACAAAGTTACTTGTGAACAAGTAAAGAATCTAATCATTGATGATATCAAACAAAATTTCACAATGACTTCACGTCTTCGCGCGTATTGCGTACCAAAAACAATTGGCAAACAAGATGACTTATAAGCACTCATTACAGTTTGTTGCAGATAGCATTAAACAACAAATTGAAGATGCGATGTATGCTGACCAAGGTACTAAATATCGTGAGTCATTAGCCAAATGGTTGCCGTTAATGTCTGATGCCTATCGTGCATCAGATTTAAAACCCGTTAGGTCACATTTAGGAGCATCGTTAATTGGTGATCCTTGTGACCGAAAACTATGGTATTCATATCATTGGATTAAACCTGAAAAATTCTCAGGTAGAATGCTGAGATTATTCAATACAGGTCATTTAAGTGAAGCCGTATTTATCGCAATGCTGGAATGCATTGGTGTTGAGATTAGACAGTTTGACCCAGAAACAGGTAAACAATTTAATTTTAGCCATACTAATGGGCATTTTGGTGGTTCAAGTGATGGTATTGCGCTTAACCTTCCTAATTTATATGAGCCTTGTTTGCTTGAGTTTAAAACTAATTCGTCTAAGACATTTAAAAAACTCGTCAAAGAAGGTGTGGCTAAATCCAAACCCGTGCATTATACCCAAATGCAAATTGGGATGGATAAACTAAAACTTAATTTTTCACTTTATATGGCTATTAATAAAGATGATTCCGATATCTATGTTGAAATTATTGAGCGTGAGAATTATGTTGCTGGTATCCATTTAGACAGAGCAGAAGAAATAATTTATGCCACACTCCCTCCACAAAGAATGCATGAAAGTGCAGAGAAGTTTGAATGTAAATATTGTGATTTCGTATTTCTTTGTCACATGAGTGATGTTGATAATGTCGATGTGAATTGTCGTAGCTGTGAATACAGTTTTCCAAGTAAAGAAGTACATGGTGCTTGGAATTGTGAGCGATTTAATTGTGATATACCCAAAGAAAACGCATTAATTGGATGTGAAAAATGGTCAATGCGACAATTATCATAGAGGTAGAAAATGTCACAAGTAAAACTACGGTGTTATCAACAAAGAGCTATTGATGAAACGCTTGCCTTTATTCGTGCAGGTAAAGGTAATCCTGTTATTGCAGCTCCAACGGGATGTCATGCGATTAATCATGGAATACTCATGTTTGATGGCTCAATTAAAAAAGTTCAAGATATTGTTGTCGGTGATTTACTTATGGGCGATGATTCCACTCCTAGAAAAGTGCTTTCATTAGCTCGTGGTAGACAAGAAATGGTAAAAATTATTCCTAATAAAGGTCATGATACTTTTGTTGTTAATAAAGACCATATTCTTAGTTTAAAAACAACTAAATTTGACAATTATGCAAAGGGAACAGTTATTAATTTAACTTTTAATGATTTTGTTAAAAAAGCCAATAACTTTAAAGATAGGGTAAAATTATATAAATCTGAGATAGTTATGTTTCCAGAAATAGAAAAACCAACAATTGATGCTTGGATTGCTGGTTTGATGCTTGGTGATGGCTCAATGATGTCAACACCAATATTAACAAGTATGGATGTTGAAATTGTTAATCGTTTTACAGATTATATTGACTTGATTGGTGACCTTAAAATATCTATTTTAAAAAGAATCAATAATCAATCAAAAATGTATCGTGTTGCAAGAGTTAAAAATGGTTTGCAATATAATAAAAACAAATTTACAAAATTACTTGAGGATAACGGTCTATGGGGTAGAATTCACAAAGATAAATTTGTCCCAGATATTTTTAAATTTGGCTCTATTGAAACCAGATTGGAAGTATTGGCTGGTTTATTGGATTCAGATGGTCATATAGCCAAAGGTACTAGTTTTGACTTTATCAGCAAATCACGACAGTTATCTGAAGATGTGGTATTTATTTCCAGAAGTTTAGGTTTATGGGCAACAATATCTGAATGCACAAAAGGTTGTCAGAATAACTTTAAAGCGCAGTATTGGCGTGTTTGTATCTCAGGTGATGTTGATAAAATACCTGTTATAAAAAATAGGGATTGTTTAACAAAACGAAAAATGAATAAAGACCCATTAGTAACTGGGTTTAAATATGAAGAATTACCTGAGGATGACTTTTATGGGTTTGAATTAGATGGTAATCATTTATATTTAGATGAATTCTTTTTTGTGCATCATAATACAGGTAAAGCCTTAATTATTTCAGGGTTAATAAAGCAACTTGTATTTGAATTCCCTCGTCTTAGAATTGTTGTAGTTACTCATGTCAAAGAATTAGTTGAACAAGACTATAACGAGCTTGAGAGACTTTGGTCAACAGCACCATCGAGTATTTATTCTGCTGGTCTTGGCAAAAAAGATATTTCTCAAATCACATTTTGTGGAATAGGAAGTATTGCCAATAATGCAGATTTGCTCGGTAAAGTTGATTTAGTGATTGTGGATGAAGCACATTCAATTAGCGGAAATGAAACCACTACTTATGTGAAGTTTATTAAAGCTTTAGAAGCTAAAAATAAATATCTCAAAGTGGTGGGATTATCTGCGACTTGTTATCGTCTTGGACATGGATTGATTACAGAGAACCATCCTATCTTTGATGGATTTTCAATTGATTTAACTAGTTTCCATGAATTCAATTGGTTTATTGAAGAAGGTTATCTTGCCACACTGACATCTAAAAGAACCAAATCTCAATTAGATGTCACAGGTGTTAAGATTACTGCGGGTGATTACAATTCAAAACAATTAGCGCAAGCAGTGGATAAGATTGAAGTCACTCGTGAAGCATTAAAAGAAGCGGTAGCATATGGACATGACCGCAATTGCTGGATATGTTTTGCCACAAGTATTGACCATGTGATTCATATCACAGATATGCTTAATGATGAATTTGGTATCCCTGCGGTAGCAGTGCATTCAAAGATGAGCAATGATGAGCGTGATACCGCTATTCAAGATTTTAAAGATGGTAAGTATCGCTGCGCTGTAAATGCAATGGTTTTAACAACGGGTACAAATATTCCTCAGATTGACATGGTGATTGATTTAGCACCAACCACATCAACCGCTAGGTACATCCAGAGGTACGGAAGAGCGACTCGCCCAGTGTATGCCAAGGGTTATGACTTATCGACCAAGGAAGGGCGATTAGAAGCGATTTCAGCGGGTATAAAGCCTAATGGCGCATTGTGTCTTGACTTCTCAGGAACGATTGCCCGATTAGGAATGATTAATGACCCAGTGATACCTAAGATGAAAGGGGAAGGAAAGGGTGGTAATCCCCCCGTGAAAACGTGTATTTATTGCCAAACAATAAGTCATCCTTCTGTGAGAGTCTGCCCAGAATGCGGACATGACTTTCCGTTTGAAGTAAAGATAACTCACACGGCATCAACACAAGAAATTATTGCAAAAGAACCTCGTACCAAAATCGTTAATCATGAAATAGAAGATGAATGGTATGAAGTTTATGATGTGCAGTATTCAAAGC